ATACTGCTGTTGTACTGTTTAAATCTAGGATCATCGGGATTAACAGCATTAGCATAATATCTCCAATGTATATCCTTATCTTTTGGATCATTGACTTTACCATAGCAGGCTAACTCAGCTATTTCATATTTTTCTGTTTTGTGTAATCTACTTAATATTTCTTTAGTATAAGTACCAAAACCTGAACTGAGAAAACTAGCCTCAGATACCATTAAAATTTTTAATTTATTTGATGATGACATAATTTACTTTTGTATAGAGAATGGGGGTACGCTTTGTACCCCCTATTGTGAATCCCTAAGAAGCTTAAAATGCTACAGCTTCTTGTTCCTTCTTGTGACGAGAAAGCTTTGTAATCTTTGAAAAGTTATTTACCCTAACCTTTAAAGAGTTATGCTTTACGCCATCCTTTTCCCAAGAATCATTCCTTAATGATCCTTCTACCATTACTAGATCACCCTTCTTAAAGGATTCACCAATAATTTCAGCACCAGTATCCCACGCCTCGCATGGAACAAAAGTGGTAATCTTATCTCTTTCACCATTTGCCTTTGTGTATTCCCTAGACACAGCAATAGTAAAATTAACCACAGAAGTCTTCTTGCCGTTAGTATTAACAGCACGAACTTCTGGATCACGAGCAAGATTTCCGCGTAGAATATTAATATTCATATAAAACTCCTAGTCTTTCTAAAAACCAAACGATAACATATAATACATCATCCACACAATGATGTCAAGTTTTGGGTATAAATGCCTTTTCTACAATAAAAGAGTCTCCTGAACGATTCTTTTTACCTTTCACAATTATAATATTGTTGTCAAATAAAACATTTCTGTATTTATTATAAGCCTCTGGAAAAAATATTACACTGTCAATGATCCCATAGCTGTCGCTTAAAGAAACAAAAGCCATCTCTGATCCAGGATTTTTGCCAGATTTAGTTTTGGTAACACTAACACTGGTTACTTCACCACAAACGATCAGTTCATTTAATAAAGTATTCTTAAACTCTTTACAGTTGCAATTAGTCATACTTACATCGTACATATCTACTTTAGAGCAGGTTATGCTACATCCTAATATTTCATCTTCTGAATCAGATATCCACTCTGCACTATCTTCTAAAGAATATGGAGGTTTTTCTAAAGAGTCAATTAGACCTCCAATAATTTTCTTTCTTCTAGAAATTAGCTTATGTTCATGTAAAAGTTTATATAGACATTCATACAAATTTTTACACTTGTCTAGATGTTGTATCACAAAAGACGCTTCTTTTTTAGTTAATTCATTTATAAGACTATACTCAAACAGCATAGATGTTCTAGTCTTTTTTAAGAAATCTAATCCACCACTTTTTATTAAAGCCTTAGCAGCTGTAGAATTTATATTATTAATTACATGAAACAACATGGAACACCAATCTAAACTATTAATGTCTAGATTATTTTCCTCTACAGTGTTTACTAATTTTTTATATACGGATTTACCAAAGCCCTTAATATCTGTAAGACCAAAATAAATTTTCTTATTTTTCATGATAAAGAATTGATTTAAATTCCTGATATCAGGTACAGCAACATTAATGTCCATTTCATTCGCATTCTGCACTAATGCTTTGATCTCTGCTTTAGGATCGATTTTATCTTTAGCAAATCTTAGATAAGAAGCAAAAAAGATTTTAGGAAAATGAGCTTTAGTATAAGCAGAAAGATACGCATTCATTGCATAGCTGACCGCATGACTTTTATTAAAACTATATCTTTGGCTTTTTTCAATCCATCCAAATATTTCTTCTGCTTCATCATTGGCTACAATTTTTAATTTTTTAGCACCCTTGATAAACTTCTTTTTAAGTTTTGCCATTTCTTCGGGTTTCTTTTTACCAATAGCTTTTCTTAAATTGTCAGCTTCTTGCAGATTAAAACCAGCAATATTTTTAGCAATACGCATAGCTTGTTCTTGATAGATCATTTCTCCATACGTAGTTTTTAAACAATCTTCTAAAGCAGGATGGTAGTAGTCTACTGATTCATCACCATTCTTTTTGTCTATATAGTGATTGCTAACACTTTTACCATCACGAACAGCTTCAAGGCATCCCGGCCTAAGAATGGATATAAGTGCAGAAAGTTGTTCTATGTTTTCTGGTTTTAGTTTTTTAGACATAGATTTACCAAGTCTAGATTCTAATTGAAAACAACCTTTTGTGTTGCCTTCAGAAATCAATTCCCAAGTTTTAGGACATTCCAAATTTATAGGACTATGAATAGGATCAAATTGAATTTTTAAATTCTCTTCATCCAAAACATCAAAAGAACAACCACAAGAATACTGATATTTTTTCATTACTTAAACGAGTCCTTAAATTTAATATTAGCAGCCAATTTTCTATGTAACTTCATAAATCTTACCATAATTTCCGCTGTGTCTCTAATATCTTTTACGGCATCATGAGCACCGTCTTTAGAGATACCAAAGTAATCTCTCAAAGAATCTAGTGTATAACTTTTTAATTCACTGTTCTGTTCAAACCAATAAAATACCAAATTCATTACATCTATTACATCTCTAGGATAAAATATATCTGTTTTACCTTCTTTGGTTACATTATCATATTTAACACTTAGCCTATCTATAATAGGTAGGTCAAATCTATATATGTTATATCCAGCAGCAATTGGTGCAGAGAACTTACTTTTTCTAGATGCTCTAGAATGATATTTAGAGAGATATTCTACAAACATTTTCCACGAGTGTTCCTGCGATGGATTGTTTCGCCACCTTTCCATAATATCTGCCTTAGAACAACCAGCGACCTTTGCATGAAAGTCTACTACATCTGTAGTATATTCAAAGTCAGGATCTTTAGCCAATGTCTCTGGTTTAAATTGTATATTAAATTCAGAATTAGGAACAACCTCCAGCTTAATAGGATCCACAATAACAGAAGCCAGTTGTACTGGACTACAAGTATTTGGATCAACACCATCTGTTTCAAAATCAAAAACACAAATTTTATTATAATTAATCATTTTTTTGTACCGTTATATCTTCGATAGGTTTGACCATAATTTTGTGATTAGTCTTAATATTTTGAGAATTTAACACTTTGCAACAACTAACTCTTTCGTCTGGGATTTTTTTAAGAACTCCCTCATTTAGATTGTTATCTATAGTAAATATAGTTCCCACTGAAACTTCATGAAATTTTGGCATTTTACTCTCCCTGTTTTAGTAAGTTTTGTATAGTCATAATTTTATCTAACATAGCCACACCAAGAATATCAAACTTAATAATTCCAATAGATTCTAAGTCTTGCATCTCCATACCTGCTATCATTTGTTTATTTTTAGAATCATAGACCATAGGACACACTTGACTCAATGGCTCAGAACTAATTGCGATCCCTGCTGCATGTTTTGATTGATTAGACTTAACACCCTCTAATCTTATAGCCTGTTCAAAACGTTTGGCAAGTGGACCTTGTAATTGTCCTTTTTTATCTATAGAACACCATTCTTTAATTTTATCTGAATTATTTTCTAATGTCCATCTGATAATCGAAGATTCTCCAGTAGTATCTTTCATTGTCTGTAAAGAATCAGCGATCTTAGCTTCATCAGGAATATTTTTAGTAATTTTATTCATCTCGTCAAACGATATGTTTCCATATACACGCAGTACATCCTTCAATGCACCCCGACCTTTAATAGTATTAAAAGTAATCATTTGAGAAACTTTATTTTCTCCATAGGTGTCTTTGATATATTGTATAATATCTTCACGTTTATTAATAGGTACATCTACATCAATATCTGGCATCGAGACATGCTCTGCTGTATTACGTCCAGCATTATAGAATCTATCAAACATTAGGTTGTATTTTATAGGATCAATGTTAGTGATACCAATTAAATAAGACACAAGACAACCAGCAGCACTACCTCTGCCAGGACCCGGTAGCCAGCTATTGTCACGAACATGATTCACGATGTCTTGCACAATTAGAAAGTAGCTAGAAAGGTCAGCGCCTTGTAGTACATCAAGTTCATATTTAATTCTATCTACATAAACGCCATGTTCAGACTCTGGTATTTGTTTAGCTATTTTAGCTTTCCATCCATCTCTACATAATTGTCTTAAATACTCAGCGTCATCATAACCTTCAGGGCATGGAAATGGTGGCAGATTAGGTTTACTTAGAATATCGTATTCTTCACACATAGAATCTACCAAGTTAGTATTATCTATTTCTTCTTCGGTGTGCAGTTCTCTAATTTCTTCTTGTGATAAAATATGAAAATTATCTGATGTAAAAAAACAACCCATAGGCACAGATTCATCTACGCTGAGTTTACGATTAATTTCTGGAAATGTAGTCTTAATATTATTACACAATAATACTCTTTGATCTACAGCATCGCTTTTTCTACAATAGTGTGCATCTGGCGTACAAATAGTTTTTGTGTCTGTGAGATGAGCAAGCTCTCTGATACAGTCTGTGAGGTGTGATTGAATTTCTAGATTTTCTTTGTCCATCAATTGTGATTCTAAAAAGAAATTTTCTTTACCAAAAATGTCTTTGTATTGATTAATACAGTTTTTCCCTACTTTTTTCCAATCGGAAATAATAGTATCATTATCTACAAGTTTGTCAGCAAGAGTAGAACCTAAATGACCGCAGATACCTATCATGTTTCCATCTATCATTTCACCTAGCTTTTTAAGATCTAATCTAGGTTTAAAGTAATAGTGTTCTGGCTTATTAGATTCTGAAACTACACGGACTAGATTTTTCCAACCCTCATAGTTTTTAGCTAGAACTAGAAAATGAGTAAGTGATCTATTTTCTTTTTCTTTAACAGTAGCATCACCATCAGATATGTATAACTCACAACCCAATATGGGTTTAATGCCCTTTTTCTTCATAGCTGTATAGAATTTAATAGCCCCAGCTATATTACCATGATCAGTTAGGGCACAAGACTTTACTTCTATTTCTTCGCAGCGATCAGCAATTTGTTCTGGTTTGGATAACCCATCCAATAAACTGTACATACTGTGTACATGCAAAGGTATATATTTTTTCATATTTTAAATTCCAAAAGTTATTCTGCACTTCCCGGAGCCTTGTAGTGTCCTATATTATAACCGGGAGCTTGATACTGGTCAATCACATTATCCATACCTTTTATGCTTATATCATGTTTTATTTGTTCACATATAGTCATATTCTCGCCCATATTAGTTAATTGATCTTCTCTATATTCTACTATCGGTAAATGCTCTGAACCTTCATAAGTATTTTTGCCAAAATGACATAGCTTAGTGCATTTCCAGCTTTTATTAAGTTTTGGGTTTTGACTGTTTTTAATATCTTCAAATTTCTTTTTGAGCATCATCTCTACTTGAAATATATTAGCTTCAGTGAAATTTACAGAAAACATACCTCCATCATTAATAAAGTCAATAGACACCATTATATTATCGATGTCTGGATATAATTTTTTGATAGCATAATAATATAACATAAGCTGAGGATCGTTATGTAATTTACTTAATGTTTTTTCTTGACCTGTTGCCCAATCTAAACGTCTACCAGTTTTCCAATCAATAACTTCATAAGTATTGTCATTAACTTTAGTAATTAAATCTATCGTACCTTTAATAGATAGTTGACCCTCTAAGTGTCCTTCTTTAGTATCATAGCTATATTTAGCCCAAGGCTTATCAATTGTAATATCAAAATGTTGTTCAGGTTCTACGATCTCTCTGTTTCGAGGATCGAACATACCATTACCATATTCTATAGCTTTGTAAACCCATTTGTCACAATCCTTAAAGTCTCTGTCTGTCCATTTGTGATGAGTAAATTGAGATGTATAATAGTGATATACTTGTTCATTAATTGTATTAAGATTATAGTTCGTAATATCAACAGGACCTATAATATCATCTTCAAAATATCTATTGTTGTTTTGCTGGTTTAGTTTAATAAATGCTAATATCTCCAACACCTTATGAACAATAGTACCCTTATCTGCTTTTTTATTAGAGGGTGATCTTTGACCTAAATTGTATTCTATAAAATATTGCATAGGACACATAGAATGTGTTCCATATGAGCTACTTCTGATATATGTGACTATAATGGTAATATTCCTTTATCTATTAGAAAGTCATGAATAATTTCGTTTTGCTTTCCAATAGTTAAGTCACCATTATTAATGACTAAATCAAAATTCAATGCGTCGTATTGACTAGCATCTAAAGCTGCCTCACTTGCATGTTCTGAATTGTACGGATTTCTATTAAGTTTGATAACCAAACCACCAGCATTTTGAATAGCATCAACTTCGTTGGGAAATCTACAGTCTGCTATTACCGCTAGATCAGGTTTTTCTAAATTAATCTTTTTAATAGTGGCTCCAGCCCAAACGTCATGCTGTATTTTTCTAAACACATCAGTTCCTACATATTGCATAACTTCTCTGGCTGTCATCTTCTTATCTGTGTCAGGCCAATAACAATCTACCAATTCATTTTTAGAATCATCGTTACCATAACACTGATGATAAGTTAGTCCAAATATATTCATACATACATCTTTTTTTAAAGGATCAGCAAAATTATATATTTTACCTACTCCTAATCCACGATTTTCAAAAATGTTTTTAACAAATTCCGCAGATGTAGTTTTACCTGATTGTTTTCTACCAGCAAAAGCTATAATCATATAACACCTTTTATATATTCTTTAATTTGACTGTTTATTTCATCGGAGTCCATTTCCGCTACATCAGCCTTAGATATTTCTGGTACAAATATTCTGTAAGTATTTTGACATTTTTCTTTAATTTGTAATGCAGCTTTTCTTCCTGCATCATCATTGTCAGTCAATACTATTATAGTCATAGCTCCAGAAGAGTCTAACATAATCTTTTGTCTATCACTAAGTGCAGACCCAAAAATACCAACACTATTATGTATACCGTTTTCTTCCAACTTCCATACATTTCCAGGACTTTCTACTAAAATTACTATGCCTGTTTCTTGTATATGTTTTTGAGCAAACCAATAATTGTATAGAGAATTTTGACTTTTAAAATTAGCACTATGTTTCCATTTAGAATACAGATATTTCCTACGGTCTTCTGGACAATCTTTATCAGGACTATGGAAAGTACCGCACTTATCACATTTATCAAATACGCTTCTACCTGTACAACCAATCATGTAATTATAATCTATATCATAGATAGGAACCACAACCCTATTGAACATCTCTCTATTAGGATTATCACACAATCCAACATCATACTTATCTAATATTTCTTTAGTAAAATTGCGATCAATATAATATTGAGATGGTATTTTTAGTAGTGGACGTATTTTGTCTCTAGTTAGACAATTCTCTGTACTTACTTTGCTAGTATTTTTTACATGATTAATAATATTTGTGAATTTGCTTTTATTTCTAGCTACTTTAGATACCTTAATATCATTTAGATCTTTCTTTAAAAAAGAAGTAATAAAGTCTATAGTCTCTTTAAAACTTGCAGTCTTATCACCTTCCTGAGCCCACTGATATTTTCTATTGGATAGCAGCCCTCTAACAAAACCTATAATAGATCCTTTAAAACATTTTTCGCATCCTTGGGTTCTACATTTCCAATTGCCTCTATAGTTGTCTCCTTGCACATATAGATTTAATGCGCCCTCATTATCACCTTCGTGAATAGGACAAGCCATGCTTATCATTTTACCATGATCTTTATATTCTAAATCAAAGTGATCAAACAGTTCTTCTATATTATCACAAAGTTCGTCACAGACTACTTTTAATTTAGCCTGATCATTCAAACGGGATTTCTTGGTCATTAGCATTTTCGTCCTCTACAACAAAGCCATCATCTTTATTATTACTATTATTCATTAATTCCAATTTAGTTTTACCTTCGGTAATTTTAGCACACCACCCCTTCATATGACAATTTACATAATCGTTGTCATCAAGACCTCCACCGTGTCTGCTAATCAAAGGAACTAATTTACGATTACCGTTATCTGGCCCATCTTCAGCAATCTCTTCCGGTGTTTTACGTTTAAAAATACTGAAATTACTACATAGCCAAATAATTCTATCACTACCACTAGCTGTATCTGTAGTTTCTTTTGTTATGCCATCCCTATTTAGCTGGATAAATGCAACAATAGGAACTTTGTATTTAGTTGCAAAATTGTGCAGCTGAGTCATCATGAAACCAAGCACCTGATATTCTTTCATATCTTGACTCATACCTTGGGTATCCATGAGTTTTAAATAATCATAAAATATCACACAGTCTTTTGCTGTACCATCTTCATTTAGCCCTACTTCTTTTAGTAGCCATCTACGCATAATAGATAATTGATCTTCAAAAGATTTACCTGCAATAGATTTATAATAAAGATTAGTCTTTTTGAGTGATTCTACAGCCTCGCTAACTTTTATAGATTTTGTAGGTATATCAGCAAACTTCCCAGTTTCAATATGGTTGATTTCAATTTCTGTCATCATAGCCAATATTCTGTTAATATGATCTTCCTTAGTCATCTCTGTATCCATATTTAATACAGGAATTTGTAGCTTATTAGCAATATGAAAACCCATATTATCAGACAATAACGTTTTGCCTGTTTTAGGTCTAGCCGCAATTACATTAACCGTACTACGTCTTAATCCACCACCAATAGCTTGATCATATACTGGGAAACCTGTGGGAATACCAACTTGATCTACTTTGTTATTAATTAGATCGTCTAAATACTCATCTAGTTCATCGCCTATAGACACAGGATTATTATCTACGTCATTAAGCAGGTTTGTGAAATCAAAGATAGTATCTTCTGCAAGACTTAGAATAGAGCCTATAGATTCATTACCTGTAACATCTAATATTTTATCTTGTGCTTCTCCTAATTGATCTCTTAGTAATCTAGCTATTTCTAGTTTTCTAACTTTGGCTGCAAACTTTCTTACATTTTCTAAATTTACAGGAAAATCAAGAATAGCTTTAAGATGTTGTGCCTCATCTTTTTTATCAAAGGCATGTGACAGTCCTATCTCTTGAGCCGATGAAAATATGGAGGCCACATCTATATTAATAGACTGTTCTTTATCAAATATATTTTTAATACATTGATATATAGTCTTATTACTATCTACAGTAAAAGAAGTGTCTTGTATGATGTCTGCTATATCAAGATATGCATCTTCTCCATACTTGCAGACACCAGCCAAAACTGCTCTTTCAGCAGCTGTATCACACAAAATCATTACCCAGCACTCCTAGCACAATTATTACATTTATATCTATCTACGCTATCACTAAGTAACGAGGGATTTACCTTCTCTTTTTTGCCGCAAACTCTACACGTTACTGATACAGGATCAAAATGTCTTACTCTTGGAGTAGGATCATACTTTTTAAGTTTCTTATCAATTTCAATATCTTCTTTGTGAAGATTCTTTTCCATCATAGATTCAAATTTATTTTCAGTTTGTCTAGGTCTTCTATCTCTAGTTTTAATAGGACTAGATTTTGATATTGGTTCTTCTTCAGTAGTATCGTCTTCTGGGAGCATTTGCTTTAGCATAGCTATCATTTGTTTGATTTGATTAGGAGACATTGAATCATCCATTACGTAACCCCTTTGATCGTTGAATAGAAATTAAAATATCTGATAAATTTTTTAGAGATGTTGCTAAGTAAGTTAGTCTGTCCATACGTTGTCGTGCATATTTCTTTATCCTACTTAATTTGTGTGCTCTTTCATTGTGTTTAATTGCTTGTGAAGATTTTTCTAAATAACCATACCCATTATAATTATTAATATCATCAGCGATAACGTCTTTGATAGTTTCTTCAGCCCAATTAACTCTAGCAAGTTCTCTATTTAGGGTTCTCTGTACATGGAAGCTAAACTGTGCTAGTCTATAGGCTATTTGCCCACAGTCTTCTGGTGTAGTTTTTTCTAATACATCTCTGCTCATTGTTAAATATTTTTGTAGTTCAGCTTCTGGTAAAACCTCTTCCATATATGTAGGCATACCAATACGATTCTCATACTCATCTAAGAGTTTATCCCAGGTTTCTAATTCTTCTTTAGTAGTTTTATTCATTAGTAATTCTTTTCTTCCAATCTTCTATTTTTTCATTATATGGCAACTCAATATAATCTATGCCATTAATAGCACACCATTCTTTTTTTGCTTGATCTCGTTTCTTATGTTTTACAAAACCTATCATGTCTTTATGGTAGAATCTAGTAAATTTATAATGTTGTTCACCATGTACTTCTATACATTTTTTATTTAAGGGCAAATAAAAATCTAATATTAAACGCTCAGTTCTACGCAAAGGAATAGTAACTTCTTCTAATATCTGCAATGTAGGAAAACATTCTTTTATTAATTCTCTAGCCTGCAAATGAAAACTAGATTTATTATCATAAGAAGCATGAGCAATACCACCCGTTAACTTCCAATGATGATAGTTTCCATCTAGGTCTTTGACTTGCATGATATACCCATAGTTTCTCTAAGTTCATCCATTAGTTTATCATAAACTTTTGGATTGTCAAATACATACTGTCTGAGTTTTTCTGTACCTTGGAATTTAGGCTTATCTTTGATAGATGTCAGTGTATACCAAGCTCCTCCCTTAGCTATAATACCAAAGTCTACACAAAGAGTCACTAACTCCATAGCTTTATCTACGCCAATACCATATCTAATATAGCTTTTAATATTGCCTCCCGGTGGACCTAAAGCAGAGCAGAGTACTGTCCAATCTACTTCTTGACCAATTTGTGGGCCGTCAGCACCACTGTGCCAAGCCTTAAACATTTTTGCTCTTAATTTAACATCTGTTTGATATGCTATAGCTTGTCCACTTTTTTCTTTCCATTCTACATTCCCGTACCCAGGATTACCCATAAGATGAGTAATACCAATAACAATGTTTTTATTAACCGGAATAACATTTGCAACCTTTCTACAAAATTTAGCTAATAATTTAGCACCGTCTGCTCTTTGCATTTTATCCATGTCGGATGTAATTTCGGCTGCTGTACATAGTGCCGAATAAGAATCTATAATTAAAATAGATCCAGGCTCTTCATTGATTATTCTCTCTGCAATTTGTAGATATTCTTCAGCATGTAAAATCTTGCCTTGTTGAGAACCGATAACATTAAATCGTTCTAAATCTAATCCTGGAATACCTTCTAAATCTCTTTTCTTTAATCTGCCTTCAATATTTAAATAGTAGACTTGTCTGGGATTTTTTAAAGATCCTTGATATTCAGGTGATTGTGCGGTGGCAGCGAAGTCTAAAGACGTTGTAGTTTTGCCACATTTAGGCTGTCCAGTAAAAACAATAAAACTACCTTCTGGTATACCTCCATTTAAAACAATGTCCAAAGCAGGACTTACGGGTACTACTACTGATTCTCTGTCTACAATAGATGTTGCAGATAGCAGGATTTCATCACCGAATTTTTTCTTTACGTCTTCTTTTAAAGATGCTGCCATTATTCTAGATCCTTGAGTTTAGAAATTATTCCTCTTTTAGTTTTACTTTTAGTATACTTTACTTTTTCTTTTCTGTCAACTTGTTTTGTAAAAGTCTCATTCAGAGCCTCTAGTTTCTTTTCTTCCTGTTCTATGATAGCAATAAGGTGAGGTGCTCGCAAAGAGTAAATCGTCTTACCTTTCACTGTTAGTAGAGCATTGACTATTGCTTTATCAGGATATGTCTTAAGCAATTTATTAGCACTGCCTATTTGACTCCTAAAGTATTTTTCCCACTCTGGAGATACCCAAAACCTATAATGTAGATCTTTTTTATCTCTAGCTGCTTTTCTTTCACATACTAATTCTGTGATATATTGAGCATCAGAAACAGATTTACCGTTAGAATATTTAGAGATATACTTATTATTATTAGTTTTTCTTGCCATCTGTATTAATTTTTATCGCAATATCTTCTGTTTCTTTGTCCAGCTTTACTAAGAATTCATCAATACTTTTTTTATAATCTGTGCCAGAAGGCACTGGTATGTGATAATGACTTTCTCCAATATTATTTATTTCTATCAATTGATTTTGGTCATTAGTGGCAGATATTTCAGCAGTTAAGGTTATCAGTATTTCTCTCTGATAGTCTGTGACATGTTTTAATTCCTGAAAAGTATCCTTAAAAATATTAGGATCTTCACATCTCTTAGCCATTGCTTCTATGTTAGCTTTGCGATAATCCTCAAAATCTTGTTCCATTTTAAGAGTAGCTTTTTCTAATACAGCTTTCTCTTCATCTGTCAAATTATTATTATCAGTCATGACTTATCCTAAAGGTCTAAAAATATTTTCATTATTAACCTTTTTAAGGTCTACATATTTCTTACTATCCTGTTCCATTTGTTCTGATGCAGCTTTGGTCATGACAGAAACTTTGTGAGTGCCTGCTTGACTTTCTGTAATCATTAGATTTTTAGAACTTGGATCTTTAGAAACTACGGAAGATGCTGTCTTAATTTTGTCTTTACTTTGAACTTCTTTTACGATTCTTTTAATTTGTCCATCAGTTAGATCTAATTCGTTAGAAATCTTAGAAACATCCCAACCCTGACTGTGCAACCATAAGGCTGCATATTTCTGCGTCCTATTAGTTCTAGGCATTACTCTGCCTCCCTTTCTGCATTAAATAAATAGGCTAAATTCTTGCTGCATAAAAACTGAACATATAAGTCAAAAGTCTTTGGATTAACAGTTTTAAATTTATCGTTTGATTTACAAATATTGTCTAGTAATGTACTCTTTTTTTCTTCTCCATAAATAGACATTGGATTATATAGCTTGCCATCTGTGGCAGTTCTAATAGATAATCTATAAGTTCCGTCTTTTCTCTGTATCCTTTTAGCATAGACGCTATCATCTTCTTTATGTCTACGAGGAGAGTCCTGTAGAGTAAACTCTTCGTTACCAACGATAGTAAAAAATTCTTGTTGTAATAAATCTTCTTTTACATCAGACTGATCTTTGTAAATATTATTAGGTTGAAATAAAGCCATATCATGTCCATTTAGGTTTGTATTTAGGTTTTGCCATTCGTGACATACCTTTAGGTAATTCTTTTGTCAATTCATCTTTAAGTTTATCATCTTGATATTTTGTATGCTTTTTATGTAATGCCATTTTATGGTCTTCACTCATCTGATCTCTATTTCTATTAGCTAAATCACCAAGTGTTTTTAATTCACTGTCTGATTTTTTAACAGAACTATTGATAGTGAGCATGTCTTCCATATAGTATCTCTGACAGGTAGATCTGCAATTTTGACATTTGATCTTTTCTTGATAGTCTCTTATAGTAAAAAACTTCTCGAAAGATTTATTGCACTTATTACAGAAATACGTATAATTAGGCATTATGTTATTAAATCTCCGACATACAATTTCCATTCATTAGGAATATCTGATCTTATAGTAAGCAGCTGATGATTTACATGCAAGTACTTTTTTGTTTTGTGTGGAATATATGGTTGATTTTTGAGCTTCATCCCTGATTGTTGTACGGTTTTATTGCCTTTTTTAGCATTGCATTTATAGCAAGCAGTTACTATATTCGTCCAACTGGTTGCAGATTTTCTACAATGAGGCCATTTAGATTTTGGTATTACATGATCATATGTTAGCTGACTAATTGGAAATTTATCCCCACAATATTGACAGATATAATCATCTCTAATAAAAAGATTCCTACGAGAAAACACTACAGGTTGACCTATTAGTTTAAAATATTTAGTAGTTCTAACCACAGCAGGTATCCTACAGTGTCCTTTTGCACCAATTACCTTGTCGTCTTTGTAGTGATCTATAATTTCTATACCAGAATATAAAGAATGAGTATATCTAAATGACCAAATCATAGCTTTTCTCCAACCGATTATACCGATTGGAGAATAGTCAGCATTTAAAACTAAACAATCTTCATGATTTATCATAATCTATGAACAATATCAGCTATAATGGGATTACGAACAATATCTGATGTTTCTAGTTTAGAAAAGCCTACGCCATCTACACCTTGTAATCTTTCAATAATAGATTGTAAACCACCTTGTCTCGGACTTTGTAAGTCAGATTGATCTAAGTCACCAGTTAAAACCATTTTGCTGTCTATACCAATTCTTGTAAGCAACATCTTTAATTGATCGTACGAAGCGTTCTGGCACTCATCAGCAATGATAAATGATTCATGGAAACTTCTACCTCTCATTAAACCTAGAGGTACTATCTCAATTTGTCTAAGAGATTTTAATTTCTTAAAATGATGCATTTGTAAGAAATAGTCTATCTCATCAAATAATGGGAGTAAATATGGATGTAGTTTATCTTCTGCTGAACCAGGTAAAAAGCCTAATTTCTCACCAGCTTCTACAATAGGTCTAGTGATAACAATTTTTTTAACTTGTTCATCTAATAGATATTCTAATGCCATACCTACAGCAATATGTGTTTTACCGCTACCGGGTACTCCTTGACAAAAAGAAATAGTATTTTCAGCAACCGTTCTAATATAATCTCTTTGATTTAAACTTCTAGGCTTTAACCTATTTTTAAATCCAATTGTTATATCTTCTGGTTTTTCAATACTTTGTTTATCTCCCTGTATATGTATAGTACCCTTGTTTGAGTTCTTTTTTCGTTTTCTCAAAATTTTACCTCGCTAGGACAAAGATTAAATCAGACAGGCGCCACCGGCACAACTAATTTCCTCTATTCCTACGGTATTGTCCTCAGTTTCTAGTAGTTGTGTATAATCAACTTTTGTAAAGCTCTCATAAAGATCTTTATATCTTTTCCAATTATATACATCTTTCATGCAATAGGTGACACGCTTAAAGTCTCCATCAAAATACTTATTAGCAAATCTGTGCATTTTTAATGCAAATAATTTCTTATCCTCGGAGTCTTGTTCTCCTTCTTGTTTAAGGGTAATATAATCACATGCTGCCCATAGATTGTTTTCAAAAGCATTTAAGCCTAATTCAATAAGGCCAGAACACCATAATGCTGCATCACCGTACTCTTTAACAATTTCTCTACTTGTGTAGACCGTTGTGAAAGGAGCCTGTGGATAGTCTTTATCTCCACTTTGTGGTATAAGGCTAATCCCAGCAAAGAATTTTCTATTGTTATAAATAAACTTAGTTACAGCTTCCCATTCGTCAGGTTGTACAGTAACTGTGTTACTAACATTGTGACTTAAAAAGTCTTGAGTACATAGAGATCTGTTTTTCCCAGAGTGAACCCAGTTTTTTTGAGCGTCTTTTACGACACCTAACATTTCTACAGCAGGTAGTTGATTCTTTAATTTAGAACCATCTGGAACTTCTATAGGAAACTTAACAACCTCATCAGTATCATTAGCTGACCAGGATGATTTTTCACATGCCTGTGGGTTATAGCTTTTAAAATATTGATATGGAGGCTCTAAAATATTTGCTTGAACATGTCTAATATATCTTTTTGCATGATGTGGATGTATACCAGAACTAGTACCCAACATGCTACTACTAGTACCTTCAGGCTTTAAGCATGTAACTCTTGCTGCCTGATTAATGTTTATTTTTTTAGCAAGTTCTTTGTTGGTATCTACGGCAATTTTAGCACCTTTTTTTAGTACTTTTTCTGTTAATACTAATTCATGCTTTTCCATAATCCCAGTTAATGAGACACCCAGCAAAGCTTCTCTGTCAAAAATAGCCTTGCTGATGTCTCCTAAATAATCTAGTTCAGTAAAACCAGCTTGCAAAGTACCAATAACCGCAGCAGCCTTGCACCTTTCATAAAAATCTTCTTCATCCACCACCGACGAACAATTAATAGTGGAAAGATTACAGCCTTGCCAACCAGATTTACCTGTTTTTTCATCTACAGGCCACATACCTACCTCAACACAAGGATTGAATGTCATTTCTGTAGAATCACTCCAGATAAAACCTGGCTCTCCAAATTGTTTTACAGACTCCATAAGAGTAGCAAATTGTTCATATGTTGTATCATCTTTTAAAAGCAGTGCAGAGTTATTGCTTCTGGCTCTTTGTGGATTATCCACATACCAATTCCCTGTTTTAGCTTTAGCCATTTCATCATCATCTGCACTAAATAATGCTAACGACGCACTTCTGCGAACACCACCAGATAATACAGCATCGCTTGAGTGCATAATAATATCATAAGCATCAATTGGTCTGAGCTTCTTCTGTTTTTTTGCAAGACATGCCTCCAACAACTCTCTAATTTTTTCTAACCCATTTTGTAAAGGCTCAAAGCCAGGAGCTTTGCCCACACCTGAAGATAGTTGAGCACCTTTTTCTCTAATATTAGAGTAGTCAAAAACAATATATTCATCTTTGTATTGTTTAAATCTATCTTCGGAAGGCTTAGTAAAGTAAGAACTGAGCAATACACCTAAAGCATCAGCCCAGCCTTCAATACTGTCCTCTATTACATATTTACACCCTTTTTTAGGTTTTGTTTTTTGAGATAGTGTTGGTAGTTTTGAAACATGGTGTTTCTGAACACTGAAACCTGTGCCACTACCGCACAACAATAGCCAAAAACATTCTTGGAAAAATCTCAAACGGTCACAGTAAGAACTTGTGCAATTGTATATCTTTGCATGACGCTTTAGAATAGGTTCTCCACCGAATTGTAAAGCTCTTTGACTGCCTAGTACCTTCTTTTTAAACATTAGATCATAGGCCCAATCAATCTCTTCTGATACCTCTAGATCGGCATATCTAGTATGCATCATACTTTTAACTCTATCTACAGCCTCTCTCCATGTTTCTCTACGATTTTCGCTTTCAATCCAGCGAGCATACTTGCTAACAAAAGTATAGTTCTGTAATTCATTTAATGCCGACATACTAACTCCTTAAATAATATCTTTGTAAGACAGCCCGATTTGAAAGATTGATTTGTTCATAGATATGATAAATCATAGGTTAGAGGAATCAAGGGCCATAAATAAAATAATGTTGTACTAATAATTACACCAACGCATTCACACATTAAAAGTGTTTTTAAAAATCTAAATTTTGAATCCAAGAAAAATTTGGTGTACAGCGAACGATTTCTATTTTCGTTTCTGACACAAACAGGTCAAATCTTTTTTTTGCATTTTCATCGAATAATTTGGTTCCATGACTATCCATCATAACCACTTTTGTGATGCCATGTTGCCATAATGCCATAATACAGTCATTGCAACACTGTCCTGTAACATATGCTATACCATTTTCTGGTCTAGTCAGACAATTAGCTAAAGCATTACGTTCTGCATGAATCATCCAATGATATTTTTCTGGTCTAGATTTTGGAAATTTGCTATCATCGACACCTCTAGGAAAACCATTGTATCCTGTAGATAGTATATGATTATCTCTATCTGTAATAACACAGCCGTGCTGTGTGTGTATATCATGACTTCTTTGAGAAACTATTTTTGCGACACTCATAAAGTAAGTAGTCCAATCGATTCTATCCATTTAAATTCTTTCTACAATTCTAGGTTTACTATAGTGATTTGTAATATATTTTTTGTTTCTGTTTGTTTTGTTCTTTGTCTTATCCAACGACAAACCCTTAAACTCATTACATATATCATCCATATCTTTAGACTTAAGAACAATATATGATTCTAATTGATTCAAGTCATGCTCAGTGTGTATGTTATCTTCTACAACTATAATTTTTTTATTAAGAAATAGTGCTTCTAAAACTACTATAGGACATGGGTCACTCAAGCTCGTTAGCATAAAATAATCTAATTGATTCATATACTTATAAGGATTATCTGTTTGCTTTATCCAGAAAAAATTGCTTGGAATATTTACATCAATCAAGCTTAAATCTTCACCACCAATCCATACGAAATTATATTGTGGGTTTTCACTAGCCAATTTTATCAAAAGTGTAGGATTTTTTCTTAATATTAGATTACCGCACATTCCTATAAGGGGTTTTTGTGAATTACCTGCGATCAAATTGCAAGGCTCATTAGCATTAAGTTCGATTGTTTTTTGTTTTTTATTAGATATAAATGGTGGACAGATTTCTAAATTTTCTAATGTAGGATGATTATCTGCAAATTCATTTTTAATTTTTTTAGATACTAAATACATAGGAATTTTAAAACTATTAATTAGATCAATATGTTTTAAGAGTTTAGTAGAATCTTGATATGTTTCATGTAGATGTATAATAGTTTGAGTTGCCCAACTACTAAAATGATTTAGGTTAGTTGAGTGAAGATTGATAGAATTAGAATAAATTAATTTAGGTTGTGTAATCAGAAATATCTTTCGTAAAGTATTTACATCATTATAATGATAAAGTTTTTTTGCATGAGTCGGTAAGACACTATTAGGAAATGCTTCAACTATATATATGTTATCGTAATCATTGTTGCATAAATAGTCATAAAGATCATATAAATAAATAGGTGCTCCTGTTAAAGATATATCATGATTAATCAGTAGTATATTACCAACTGGAAAAGGGACTGTATAATGTCTAGCTTCCTTTTGCCCATGTTTTAAAAAGTGCATACAAGCTTGTTTATCATCCATAGATTTTAAGTCTGGATTTAACATTCTGTATATACTAGGATCAAAATCATCGGGTAAATCATCAAGTAAATTAGAAATGTCAACTAGCATTTTTTTATAAGGTAGTTGCAATTCATAAGTAGAATACTGCCTATTTTCTTTATGACCATATTTTAGCCAGTGTTCAACAGCAGCTATCTTATTACCCTCCATATGTTTTAAATCAGGATTAACAGATACATAGTATTGCCAATCAAAATTTTTAGGCAATCTTACATCGTTGCTCACAATATAACGCTACCTGTACGCATGAAAGGAAATTTTTGAAACATATTTTGTAAAGAAGCATGATCTAATCTATCATATTGGTGACCCATATAAGAGACTTCATCATTAACATTTACAATATATCCTTGCTTATTTACTTTTGCAGTATTGATCTCAGGCTTTACTGCATAACCCATAGTATTAACTAGATTATCTTTATTAGTAAGCACCTTAGTAGTAAGTCCAATATTGTCTGTATAATACATATAGTTCAACATAGTCTGATCTGAATATATTGTTCTTTTTTCATGAGGATTTAAATAATCTAATGCTTGTCTAATATATTTATAGTAATTTTTTAAGAAATCTATTGCTTTGTCTTTCTTTACGATAATAGTACCACAACAAATTATAGACTCTTGTCCATAGTTTATGTCCGGATATAAATCTTTTTTAATTTTCTCCATGTTAGGTCCATTAAAACCACATCGGTCAAATATTTGATCTTCAGCAAAAAGATAGATATCTGCATCCCCTAGCGGATATAAATTAATATTTTTCTGAAATATAAGATCTCTATAATCTGTAAATAATATATACTCACCATTAATATCTGTTTGTTCCAAAAAATCTTGGAACATTTTAAAGCGATAATTCTGTATATGAATATCGATAGTTTTTGGAATATATGATTCTATATCAAAAAAATTACCTTTTAATCCAGCAGTCTCAGGTCTATCTCTACGATTTGTAAATATATACGTATCACCTTGATAGCCAGTGCCATAAAGACTACACACAAAATTTCTATGTATATAATACTTATAATTTGTACCAACAGCCATTATAGAGATATTATTCATTTACCAACTCCTCTAATTCCTCAGATTTAACCACCGGTATTGCCATCCCATTCATAATATGGTAATGGCAAAGTCCTCCAACATTTTGGTATAACATATTTTTGTGACTGCCATCATGTATTTCATATTTAGAAATAATATCAACTATAGCTTCCGTATCTTCCTGATTAAGTAAATGTTGTGTCTTAAAATTATTTGCTTCAACTGTTCTCTTTAGCATACCTTCGCAATCACATCCCTCTATAGCTGCCCAAGGAGTTATTGTAGGATCATTTTTCTTTTTGTCTTCATATTGCTGTTTTAATGATTGTGTTTCTGTAGACGAAGGATGCCAAACCTTAACCTTATTTCTCATAATGTAATAGTTGGTCTGTGGATAAAAATATGTCTTATCCATTACGGCATTTATTAAATTTTGTTCCGTACCATATAATTCTACTGCTGTATATCCTATATTATTGATATAGAAGAAATCGCATGTCTCATCTATGTCAACGTGCATGATAGTATAATCTGCTAATACATCACCAGAAAGTTTGAATACATATTCATAATCTTTGTTTGCACAATATTCAAAAATCTTACGATCAAGATCAAAAATACCGAATGTATGACCTAAGTTAGGTTCAGTATATAATAAAGTTATTTTTGTTTTAAAATATGGAGCAAGTTCGGAGATCAGTTGTTCACACCAAGGCTTATCTCCATTAGCGCTAATAATTAATTCATCAAATTTGCTTAACCAGGGTTCATTATGTTTGACATATTCTACAAATTTAAGTACGTGACTTTGATTTTCAAAAGTGCCTATAATAGAGGGTACTATTTTATCTGATAAGTCTTTAATTTTAGTCATTTTTCACCTGTTATATTTTCCAGTAATTATAAATGTTTTTATCTAATTCATAGGAGGGCCATACAAATCTGTCCTTACTAGGCTGCTCTTTTGCCCATTTCCACATGTCTTTTAATCCATCTAATAAAGATGTTGTATGATTAAAACCAAGGATATCTATGGACTTCTGATATGTTGCATAGGCGTACTTTGCTTCATGTCTGGCTTCTAAATATTCTTTACTGCCATTATCTAAAATAGACAATAATGTATTGCATGCTTCATTAATAGAATATTCGTGTATACCCCCTAAGTTAATAATTTGTTTAGATGCCAAAGGTTCTGTGGCAGATTTTAATAAGGGTATAATACTATCGTCAATATAACTAAAAGCTCTTTTCTGTTCACCATCACCAAAAATAGTCATAGGTAAATCATTAAGATATTGATACATCCATATACCTAAAACATTTCTATATTTATCCCAAATGTTTTGTTTTCTACCATATACATTATGAGGACGAATAATACACCAATCTAGATTGTGTTGTTTACCAGCAATCTGTATATCCATCTCACAGGCATACTTTGCTACTCCGTAGGGATCAATAGGTTGAGGTCTCATAGATTCATCAAAAGGAACTTGACTATCTCCATAAACAGCCATACTTGATGTAAATATCAATCTCTTCACATCATACTTAATACAATTATTAATTATGTTAGCTGTTGACTTTAAATTATTGTCATAGTTAAAACATCTGATGAAAGGACTCAGACCTTCAGCAGCATAGGCAGCTAGATGGAAAACATAGTCTGGTTTAATTTGATTAAACACATCTGACAGTTCATCAGAGTTTAAATTCATATGATAAAATTGAGTGTTAGGATGTATATTCTCTGCATACCCTCCGCTTAGATCATCAATACCATATACTTCATGACTAGTATTATTGAGTATATAGTCAGCTAGATTTGAACCTATAAGACCAGCATTGCCTGTAATTAAATACTTAGACATTTATTGTCTCCTTGTAATGCTCATTATCTATTATCCAATCAATTGTAGTTTGTAAAGATGTTTCAAAATCTACAGGCTGTTGCCATCCCATGTCCTTTAGCTTAGATCCGTCTAAACCGTACCTTCGATCATGTCCCGGTCTTGCTTTATGACAATCTACGTATTGTAGTCTAGGCTTTCTATTCATTAGTTCACCTATTTTTTTAACTATCTCGTCGTTATACATTTCTGTATCGCCTACTACATTATAGTGACCACCTGGCTCTCCGTGATTTAGCAAAAATAAGGTAGCGTTGGCTGCATTACGAGCATGAATCCAATGTCTTTGTCCAACTCCTATAACTTTTCCTGAGTCGTCTAATTCAGCATGTATAGTTATGACCTGATCATGATATATTTTATCTATAGCTTTAGGTACTAATTTTTCTTTATGTTGTCTAGCACCATATAAATTCATTGTATATGTTGTAATTATAGGTAGGTTGTACGTATTCGCATATGCTATACCAGCAGCACCTTGGCCAGCTTTACTAGCACTATAAGGATTGCTTGGCCTCCATCTCTCATCTTCTTTATAATTATGGCTACCAGCAGCAGGACCAAATACTTCATCGGTAAGGTAATTTACAAACAGTGCATTAGGATTAGTTCTCCTGTACCATTCTAATAAATTTACTGTACCCATTACATTATCTTCAAAAAATTGTTTTGGATAAAGTATACTACGATCTACATGACTATTAGCAGCAATGTGAACAATATGATCAACCTCACCTATCGCATCAGTAACATGTTCATTAAGATCAAATTTTAAATCATGATATATAATTTTTACTCTATCAGGATATTTTTGTACATGCAAGCTGTTGGTAATGTTTTCTATATTACCTACATAATTTAATCTACATAAACATTTAATGTTCCAATTAGTATTTACTAATACTTCTTCCACAAAATGTGAACCAAAGAAGCCTGCTGCTCCTGTTACTAATATATTTTTAGCCATGTCATATCTCCATATTGTACCCGTACATACTATAGTATATCATTTGTAGCAGGATGTCAACTATAATTAACGCCTCTTACGATACTAGTATCTTGAGGTTTGTGAGAATTACTGGGTCTAGATATACAAGGCTGGAATCCCCATTTAGCATTAAATATTTGACTAGATACATTTTCACTGTCGAAAAAATCCTTAGATTCTTTGGAATTTTTTGTTGCAATGCTACCGAAATGGTAAAAGTTAATACCTCTTGTTCTGTAAAATTCTAATCCTAACAATTCTAATCTTAGAAAAAAGTCCCAATCACATACAAAAGGTGACGGATATAGTAGATCAAAACCTCCACTTATCATAAATTTTTTCTTAGACATATAAAATGGAAATATTTCACCATCTTCGGTTAATGTTTCTTTTCTATAGGATGGTTCTTGTTCTAAAAATTCTGTATATTTAAAATTGTCAGGATCTCCAAAATCACATACCTCGAAATTAAAAATGCCAGGTCCGTGTCGTTCTATTTGATTAGGACTAATAACATGATTTTCATTAGATAATTTAGACAATACTATATCCCAAGCTTTTGGAAAAACATTATCATCATTAATTACTAGAACATATTCATTTAGAGCAGTATAGACTCCGACATTTATTGAATAAGGCATGTTGCGATTTTGAGGATTAATTAAAAACTTAACATGTTCATGTTCTTTATATTTTTCAAAGAGTTTTTCATACAGGTTAGGAAACCCATCTATAACACATAACAATTCATTTTCATTGTTGCTAGTGTCTAAAAAAGACTGAATAACAATTTCTAAACACTTAGGGTTTTTGTATGATGGTACTATGCAAGATATATTATTCATATTATTTGTAATGTCCTCCTTATAGCTTTCTAAGATCTATGACTACTATTAAATCATCCATTCTTCCTCTTGAGTGTCTCAAGTCTACACAATAACTATATGGCTTATATTTAGTTGGTACGGCATCTAAAATCTGAGCCCCATTCTGAGGAGTAGTAATATCTTCGGTAATATATACGCCATTGTCAGATAATAATTTTGCAGACTTGCGAATTAAATCAGTTTGCATTTCTACCTTATGGCTACCATCTTCTATAATAAGATCAAATTTATAGTTCTTAGAATCTATCCAATCCAAAAAATCTTGCTCCATAGCATCACCAACATAAAAATCATCAAACAAATGTTCCCAAGTATCGTTAGAAGGAATATGTCCAGAGACAATACCTTTGGTGGTATCTGCACCTACGATATGTTCTCCAATATTATTATCTTTTAAAAACTTAGCAAAACCACATGATGCAGTTCCTATCTCTAATATTCTTTTAGGTTTTGTCATTAAGTAGTAAGGATATATTAAATGATAATTATGTCCTGGGTATTGAGGAGCATTACTTCTAAATTTATCTGTGTGGTCAAATGTAGATTCATAATTAAACATTGCTAATATCCTTCCAGTTGATAATAGGTGCTAGCCATTCTACTTCTCCATGAGTAGAGTAAGATGGCAAAGGCGAAACTAAAAATCTAGAATTATTTCTGATTTCTAAAAACATTTGGAAATCATGAGGATGTTCACCACTTGTCCATTTCCTCATTATAGGTTCATCTATTTTTAAATCTGCAACTCTAGATGCAAAAGTCATAGTAGTAGAATTTGTTATCTTCCAGTGACATGAGTGTGTTTTATAAACTCTAGTATTTTCAGCATTACCTGCACAAAAGTTGTTGCCTCCTAATGATGGGTCTAAATATTTATCAGGATGATCGTACAATGTCAGATAAGGAAATCCTAAAGTTAATCCTTCCATTATAATATCGGGGCTATTAGGACAATGCAAGTAATCATTTTCTACAAAATAAATTACTTCACTATCTGGCTGTAATAATGCTTGATCTAAAGTTAAGTTAAAAGTAGCAGCACCATTACCTTTACTGGTTTTAGTTATATTAGATTCTTTAATATATTTACAAATCATACTATAGGTTTCATCACATACATTATCTGCTGTGATATAAATATCTTCAGTATGTTCAGCAAAAATTTTAGTAAAATTTCTTAAACAATTTTCATTATTTATGTAATCAGGCTTATTCTTTTTATATCCAGCATCACTAATTCTATAATATATTTTCATGCTATTGTCTCTAGTACATATTGAGCTAAATGTTTTGTTGTTAAATTATTTTTAGTAAATTCTAAAACTTCTTCTTTCATTTCTATTATATTATCATCATTACCAAACTGGGCTGTAGCCCAACACTTATTCATCAAATCAGGATCTAAGGTTGTGAGCGTATGCGGGAATCTATTTTCGAAATTAAAAAACAAAGGAATACAACCATTAGCCATAATTTCATAATGCCTCATGCAATCCCATCCAGCTTTCTGCATGGTAATTCCGAAATCACTATTATAATAGTTATCGTAATATTCTTGTTCGTCAGTAAACTGATAAGTACTAGTACTATAGGGTATGGGTGTTGCTATTTTTTGCAGGTGTCTGATTGGATTAATTTTATCTCTAATTTTAGACTCAGGTATTGCAAAACTTATGGGCTTTAAATTAGGATATTTTTCTAAATGTTCTGGTCTAAGTTCTCGCTTAAAATAATTAGGAAATTGAGTAGATAGTTCTAAATATTTTTCATTATATTGATGTATAAGAGTCATATTAGGATGACGCTCATCATTTAATCCGTCTTCTCCGTCTATAAGGATAATTTTATTATGATCATATATATCCATTAATGTTTTTAAGCCGCTTTGAGTTCTACAGATACTACCATATATGATATAGTCATAATAATGATCTTGAATTTTTTGATCGATATTATTTCTATCTCTATCCTTGGGATCATCATCTATAGTAAAGCAAGATGAGAATCCGTGTCCATATATTTTTTTAGGATCTACATGAGATTTAAGAGGTTTGAATAGATGAGTTATAGGAAAAGGTTCTATAATTTCTACATCTGGTAGATTATAAAGCCCATGAAACAGAACATCTGACATATAATCATTGTAAAAACCATAAATCTCAACAGAATCTTTAGGATTTACTATGTATAATATTTTCATATAGTTCGTTCTGTTTTCTTTGTCTATCAATACCTTTGTTATGTATTATAGCAAATCTTGGGTCTGCTGGCAACCCTGCTCCGTCTAAGTATCCTGTCAACTGTTCATGCACATCCCCTTGCCACTTAATATTACCATTATTTTTAAAAATTCTAGGCTGATAGTCTGGCCAATTAATCCAGCCATTAGAATTTATATTCCAATTATATTTTTTTACATCCTCATCCGTATAATCTCTTACCTTATTTACTCTAGGAACAAAGTAAAGATCATGACTACTTTCTGCTATTATTTGTTTCCAATGTTTAATTGTGTCTGTAGCAGCAAACTCATCGGCATCAAAATTAATAATAAAATCTTTAGTTGCTAAACCGTTTAAATAATTCTTTAGCTCCGCAAATCTATCTTGAAAATGATAGTTTTTATATACATCTACATGATTGCATAAATGTTTAATATGCTTAAAATTATCTGTTTGTTTTTCTTCTTCATTTCTATATGTGTGAACAATTACTATTTCGTCTTTATTAGTTTTAGAAAGCTCTAACAAAGATAAAAGTTGTTTTAATTCTTCTAATTCGTTGTAAACAGATATCGTGTAAGAAATGTCCATTTTAAATTCCTTTATTTATAGTTAAAAAAAGTTGGCTTGATCCTTTACTAGTATGTAAGGTAAAGATAAATTATTTGTATTAAATACATCAATACCTAAGAAGTGGTGCAATATATATGGATAAATTATTTGATTAAAAATGTAACCATTAAATGAGTCAGGTACAACTGTATTCAATTCTTGATCTATCGCTATTCCTTCTACAAGATACGTTTTATTTCTTAACTGACCCTCCTGTAGATACGTATGATCCGAATTGTACCACACTCTAATACCAAATTCTTCCCTAAATTTAGGAGATTTATGAATATTAAACGGAGTATTAGTAATAGAATCAGGATCAGGGTTTTGAGCAGGATTGCATTGTGATGGATCACTTGTAAATATGAAGACTCCTTCAAAATCTTCAAAATCAGTTAATGTGTCATCTAATGTGTCGAATAGTAACTCTGCATCAGAATCCGCACTAGTATCAACCATGATGTAAACAGTACCATAATAGTATGGTACTCCATTCCTAAATCCTGCAAGTGTATCACCAGTATAACTAATTGCCGGTATACTTGATGCATTAGTAAATCCCATAGGATATGCACTAGGAACACCTCTAAGTTGATAAACCTTAATTTTCTTATGTAATCTTAACTTACTTGACAAATGTCTTTTTACTGATCTATTATTTACACGATATCCTTGATTTATTGTTACACTATTAACTTCTGCTAAACAATCGTATGGCTGATGACTAAAATCTATATCGTCAGTAGGACTATCCGGAACGACAAACCGTGTCAATATAGGTTCTTCTCTTGCGTGATGACTAATTTCTATTGGTTCATCTAAAATTAGGAATGAACCATAATCTACAAAGAAACTATTTTCAGGAATTTCTTGTGAGTTTACACCTCCTATATTACCCATAGATAAATCAAAGCCATCATCAAATTGTGTTTTTAATAAAACTTCAGGAACCACATCACCATTATTCAAGGTGATCGTTCTGGTATTATACAATGATATTAAAGAACCTATGCCATCAGTAATGTTACCATATAGCTTTTTAGTCTCGATTATTCCATTGTTAGTATTACCTCCAAAATAATTTACTAATTCTGATGCTACGATTTTTCCACCATTTTCATTAATACTATTTGTAAGACCTACTGTTTGAGCTTGAATAAATCCTTTTATAAGTGTTTGATCAGTAAAAGGTATAAACGAAGGCATAGTAAGAATATTATTGCCATTAACAGAATTAATTAAATTAACTGTACCATGATAATGGAATCCGGTATTTAAATTACCTCCTTCGCTTCCAATAATTGTACCATAATTTTTTGAATTTTGCAGTCGTACGTTAGCAGTAACAGTCGTGTGTATTGTAGAACGATTAATAGTATTATTACGTAAATCTAAGCTAGGTGTTGTAATAAGTTCTCCTTCGACTGTAGTACTAACTGCTGCACCCTTATCATTATTAGATCCTAGTAGTGTACAATCATCGGCTATGATATGTTTTGCTTTATTAATAGTATTTTTAATGAAGCATTTATTAAAAGTTAAAAATGTATCCCCTACAGGATCTTCAATTACACAATCTTCTACATTACTATCTATAATATGCATTGATATATTGGGCTGTATTTCACAATCTTTCATTCCAACACTTGTATAGTGACCATTTTGGATATCAGCAGACAGTATATCGAATTTTTCTTTTATTTTACATACACTACCAGTAAATACGTCAGTCTGGTTGTATATGCTGAACGCTTCACATGTAGTATCTCCCAACCTATTTAGTTCTGTATCAGTAACACCAGATATAGGATTGTAGGTTGTGGCGTAATTTTTGGAGCCAATATCTTCATTATTTTTGTCAAAAAAAGTTTCAGTAATTGAGGTAAGACCTACGTTTGGGTATGATCTACCATTTCTTTCATTAATAAAATTAACATTAAACAACCTGTTTCTTTCTTGAGAACCTATTGGTAATTCACCACCAAAAAATGTGCAGTCTGTCATTTGACCTCTGTTTTCAACCTGCATGTCACAAACATTAAAACTAGTATTAGTAGCAGCAATATTAAGAATATCAAAATTTATTCTAACAAAACTAGAACTCTCCAAGGTAACATTTGTACAATCGACTTTTCCTTGGTCTGGCTGTTCTCTGCTTGGGGGTAATCCTGCTTGTACCTTTGTTCCATTAAAACTAGTTTTACCGTTTACATCTAAACCCCGATTAACAATATCAAGATTTAAATTCAACAAACCAATTCCCTTCACATTGTCCATTGTGACCGACAATGTATTTAAAGGTGTTATACTAATTGGAGTTCCGTCATCTGCGAAAGCGTCTATAGCAGCAGGCATCTCTCGTACTAAAATTAATGGAGTATCACTAAAATTCGTGTCTTCTATGTTTACAGTATGAGTTTGTGGTTCTTTAAATGTTAAATCTAAACCTTTTTCCAACAATAATTCATATGATCGTTCAAAGGATCTTGTACTCGTAAGACCGCGATCAATTAAATTTGTAGTACCATTTTCTAAAGATATATCACCTGATCCGGTGCCTTCTACAGAAAACCAACCACTAATTGTAGCATTAGATATCAGTCCATTATTATGAATTGAATCTAGCATTGTAACATTATTAATATTAGACTCTGTATTGATACTTCTAATTAGGTCCACTTGATTTTCACTAGAGAGCCAATTTCCCTTAGTGTTACAATTAACCAGTTGAACTTTCTTTATTTTTGAACCAGACAGAAAGTCTACATCATTAAAAGATGTATGGAATGCATTTAATTCACCAATAGTATAGCTACCGTTTTCAACTACAGTAGGTGATACCCCTGCATCTGAAATCGCAAATGAAGTTGCTGATGAAGTTTCACCAATACCAATCATATTATCGAAAGCATCTTTATCAGGTAACAAATTCATGGTCTCACATCGTATTGTCCCGTTTATTTTACTCTCTGCTCTAGCATTTATAGTACCCGCAGTTATAGATGCAAAGTTTTGTATCCTACAACTTATTGTATTGGCGGTTATAACAGAACGATTATCTAAAAAGTCTTGAGAATCAGACTTCTCACTTCCCGGAAGACCGCTAATTGTACCGGCATTTACTGCTCCAAAATTTTCAAACATCTCATCAAATGTAAGATCTGAACAATTAATTGTACCTCCATTTCGTAATCTATGCAGTTCCATAGGTCCAGTATTTATAGAACCTCTATTATGCAAGCAGTCTATGGTAATTGATTTAGCTAGTACATTTTGTGATTCAAGAGTACCGTCAAAAAGCATTCCATGATCAGGTGTGTTTGGATTATCTATAATTAATGAATTAGCAAAATAATCTCCTCTATGTTTACTAATCCCATCAGTAGTGCTTATAGTAAAAGTAGGTGCTGTAAGAATAATACTACTATTACTGTTTGATTTTAATGCACCAACACCAAAACTACCCCCTATACTTTCTTGATGTAATGTAATCTCACTATTAGCACCAGCAAGTAATATTGTATTAGTTAGTTGTTCTATATCCGCTTTAGCTCCTGTGCTAGTTAAGGCTCTAGTGATAGGATTATTTTCGTCAGGAGTTGTGCTAGCAATTGTTACACCATCATCGCCAAGATTATGTCCTCCTTCACGAGTGTATTCACCTATAAGATCAATTCCATTATCCGCTACTGTCACAGGAACAGTAATTGCGTTACCCTCTATGTCAAGAGCCGTTAGTTCTAGTTGTACTATTTGACCAGGAATAGCTTGATCTGCTAGATTTCCACTAATAGGAATAGTCTCGCCAATATCACTACTTAGTCCATTAGAATCTAAAGCAAGAAATTTAATTTTTGGAGGATCTTGATCTTCCGTCGTAATACCAAAAGAAATTGTTGGTTGTTCATCTTGATATGGATATACTCCTGAACAAACTAATTCACTATCGTTTAAGAAAACATTACTGTTATCTACACAAAGACTTTTAACATTAACGCTACATTTTTTATCAAATATGTTTTTAGCTGAATACAACATCGTAGAATTGTTACATTCTATTGTACTATCTAAAAAAGTATTGTCTACGAAACCGTGATAAGCATCTATTGATGTTTGACTAGCAGGATCTGCTAATCCTCTTTTTTCTAACATATCAGCCGCTATAGGTACCGGTCTTCTGTTAATTAAAGCTGCTGGTGTGCGTCTTCTTCCAGCCAAAGTAGTTAAATTAACATATCTTATTCCGTCATAATATGTGAGTTTATCTACTTCTAAATCGTCAATAATGTTTGGATCTTCAGTACTGCTTAAATTTATACTGTTAAAACTTTGAGCAAAGGGATACACTCCGTACAGACTATTAACAGCTCCTACAAAATGACCAGGATTAGTATTTTTATCATTATCGCTATATGAATTGATGCAGCCTATTTGCCAATATCTAAAATTACCAGCATTATCCTTAAGAGTGTCACTATATTCATACAATGGAGTTCCACAAGAAGGTCTACCTAATCTTTTAAGAGCTGCAGTACTATCAGTAGAATCATAGTCTCTGTGCCATGACCATATTTCTAAAGTTTCAGCACTATCGTATGTTTTTCCGTCATGTCCTATTGTCGGTTGTATCGACCTATTTGCAGATCGCATGATAGGATATCTTAATTTATTAACTTGTCCTCCAGGAAATTCTACTCCTATTAATCTCCCTGGTCTGTCAACATCATGAAACACTGATTTTATCGGCGTGGTAAGATTATCAGGGTCTAAATTCCAATATCCTCTAGATTCATCAACAGCTAAACCCGAAGTCGAACAAACAATATTGCAGTCTGCAAATTTATTATTAACAAAGCGAGTTTGAGGAGAAATTATTGAACATCCAGATACGCTAGAGTGTTCTATAGTAATACATGGACTTTCTAATTTAGTATTTTGAATAGCATAAGGATAATTTAATGATACAAAAGAAGGCAATTCATCATCAAAGTTTGTTCCTTCCATAGCAAAAAACTTGGCTCTGGTAATTACCAGCCATTGTGAAGCATTTATTATATTTGATCCAATACCATCCAAAATAGTATGAGTATCTAAATGTACTATCGGAGCATTGATAGTAGCTACAATTTGAGCGCGTTCTATGTGTACTAATTGATTAGATTCTAATAATGAGTTATATAGTGCTGAATTTTCTACATGCACAGACTGATTGCCTATAACTTTAGCTCTACAGACACACGAATTTAA